ATTGATTAATTGATCTGGATCAATATCTAAAGACTTAGCAATCTCTGTTAAACAAGTATGCCATCTGACAAAAGGTGCAAGTGCAGGATTAGCTGCTGTTTGCATGAATGTCATTAGTCTTTGAGATCTTACTTCTTTCTGCATCAAAGAAGAAGTGCCTTGTGCTTTAATCTCTAGATCACCTATTATATGTGGAGCATCATCATTAAACTGCATGTTCCAATGAAACAATGATTGTCCTAGGGGCTTTAGTAAATAGTCATCAATATTCTTAACTACTGTTTTAATACTTAATGCTGCAGCACCCATAAGCATTGACATGCCTGAGGCTGTTCTAGTTGTAGATTGTACACCCGTTGCTCCATGTGAGTATG